CATACTTACATGACTATGGAGATGTACTCTAAGCCAGTAGTTGGTGGTGGTACAGGCTCATACTATTCAGCAGATAACATCTACATCTTAGGTCGTCAACAAGATAAAGATGGTACAGAGCTGACTGGTTGGAACTTTATCATTAACGTGGAGAAGTCAAGATATGTCAGAGAAAAATCTAAAATACCTATTACTGTTAGTTTTGACGGTGGTATTAGCAAGTGGAGTGGGTTGCTTGATATTGCTTTGGAAACTGGTCATGTGGTTAAGCCATCTGTTGGTTGGTTTGCTCGCGTAAACAAAGAGACTGGTGAGATTGGTGATAAGTATCGCATTAAGGATACGGACACTAAAGAGTTTTGGATGCCGATCCTTATGGATAAGACATTCCAAGATGCAGTTAAAGACAAGTATCAAGTTGCTCATGGAGCTATCATCAAAGATGAGGACATTGATGATGAGTTAGCTTCTATTGAGGATGATATCGATGTCGATGCATAAGCTTAAGTACACTAAAGTTCCATACGGTCAATCACAATACTCTATCGAGTTAGAAGAGCACACGTTCAGCGGTATTAAATTCAAGATCGATCGTGTGGCTTTTGATGAAGATAAAGGTACATTAAAGTATAACTATGATATAATAGAGAATAAATGCCTCAACTATGATCAAAAACAATTTGAAATTGTAGTCGGTGATCTGATCATGCAGATCCTCGAAGAAGGCATTGTCAATAACGATCTAGTTTATGCAGGCGGTGTGGATGAGAATTGAAAATACAATCTTAAGTAACTTAGTACATAACGAAGAGTATTGTCGTAAAGTTTTACCTTTCTTAAACAAGAGATACTTCTCTGAACGTAAAGAAGCAATGGCGTTTGAGGAGATCAATAAGTTCTTCGAGACATACAATAAACCTTTAACATCTGAGATCCTTGCGATCGAGATGCACAAGCGTAAAGACTTATCTGCTACAGAAGATAAAGAGCTTGGTGATTTTATTGTATCGCTCGCAAAACAAGACACAAATCAGGAGTGGTTATTAAATGAAACAGAAACCTTTTGCAAGAAGCGTGCGGTCTACAACGCTATCCTCGACTCGATCGGTATCATCGAGGGAAAAGACAAAGATAGACAAGATGATGCAATTCCATCGTTACTTTCTGATGCTCTTGGCGTTAGTTTCGATAGCCATGTTGGGCACAATTATCTTGACGATTCTGATCAGCGGTATCAGTTTTATCATAAAGTAGAAGAGAAGATCCCGTTCGACCTTGATATGTTGAACAAGATTACAAAAGGCGGCCTAAGCAAGAAAACACTTAATGTTATCCTTGCAGGTACAGGTGTGGGTAAATCATTATTCATGTGTCACTGTGCTGCAGCAAATCTACTTGATAATAAGAACGTGTTGTATATTACCATGGAAATGGCAGAAGAACGTATCGCAGAACGTATCGATGCAAACCTTCTTAACCTTTCTATGGACGAGTTAAAGGTGGTCGATAAGCCCATCTTTGATAGTCGGTTAGATAAAGTCAGGAAAAAATCTCAAGGTAAGTTGACCATCAAGGAGTACCCAACTGCTGGTGCCCATGCCGGCCATTTTAGAGCACTGCTTGAAGAGTTAAAACTTAAACAAGAGTTTTCTCCTGACATTATCTACATTGACTATCTAAATATTTGTAGTTCACAACGACTTCGATATGGTGCTAACGTAAACAGTTACACTTATGTCAAGACGATTGCTGAAGAACTAAGGGGTTTGGCAGTAGAGTATTCAGTTCCCATCGTGAGTGCCACACAGACTACTCGATCCGGTTTTACGAATTCCGATCCAGGTCTTGAGGACACATCCGAATCCTTTGGTTTGCCAGCAACTGTTGATCTTATGTTGGCTTTGATCTCTACTGAAGAGATGGAAGGTCTTAATCAAATCATGGTTAAGCAACTTAAGAATCGTTATAATGATCCATCTTATTATAAGAAGTTTGTGATCGGTGTTGATAGGTCTAAGATGAAGCTGTATGATGTAGAAACATCTGCACAAACAAACATCTCAGGCTCTGGTCAAGATGACAAACCATTATTCGATAAGTCGGACTTTGGCAAGCGAGTCTCGACCGAGGAATTCTCGGGATTCAAGTTTTAACTAAGGGGCTTCGGCCCCTTTTTTTATAAATAGTAAATTACTATTAGGATTAGATTATGCCATCAGGTGCTGGATCAGAAGTTACCGCTTTAGCAGAGAGCCTTCAGGCTTATGCATGCGCTGCTCGACAATCACGAGGCAGAGACTTAACTACAATAACTGAGATTACTTCTTCAAATACTAAAGATGCTAAATGCGATAGATCATTAGACAAATGTTTAAAAGGTCTTGATGATATTTGGAAGCGTAGCTGCATTGAGACTGCTAATCAAATATTTAAAGACTATCGTGTATCTAACTGTACGTTCCATAGAGGCGGCGATGTTGAAGCAACTGTTTATGGTGCATTTAAAAAGTTTAAAGCTGAGAGCCCATTTTCTGGAGAAGACAAGTGGAATCCAGCCGATATATGGATAGTTAAAAAGGGTTATAAGATCCAGAAAGATTTTAAAGGTCTTAATGAACTAAACGCATACCTATTTTCTGCATTTAAAAAGAAAGATCTTATTGGTGTATCTCTTAAGAAGATAGGACCAAAGAATCATCCACATAAAACTGTATACAATGATGGTAGACCACCACAAGCAAAGTTTACTAAGATATTAATCACTCAAGATATGACGTCATCAAAGGATTGCTATATAGAATTCATGAGTGAGTCAGGTTCAGGCCAAATCCAACTACGTAACTTCTCATCTCGACCTGAGCCATCATCATGGCAAGGAGAGATCAAAGGTAAGTCAGCTGCTGGTGGTAAGATCGGCGGAGGTGTACTAATTGAGATAGCTCGAGCATCTGGTGTATCAGCATCAATGTTAGGTTTACCAAGAGACTTTAAACCGTATATCGATAAGCCAACACCTGAGGTGTTTAAGAAGTTTGCCATGATGTTTAAGTTCTTATCCAAGTCAGCTGCCCCTCTAGAGAAGTTGATAGGTCAGGCTCAGACCCAGCATAAGAAGGATAAGACTTGGTGGATGTCCAAATACCTAAGCGTAAACTACGCGTATGCCATTGTGAAGTCCGGTAAAGCAGATCTAGTCACCCGGAACATATATGGGTATGGATCCTCGAACACCGCTGGTTCAAGCATATTTGTAAAATACAGCGATTAATTGTTACAATTTGTTACAATCTATTACAATTAGGTAATGTACTTTAATTCAAAAATTTGGTATAATGTATCTATAAATGGAAAAGATGTTAAATTTTAAAGACTACAATGAATACAAAGACGGTTACCTAACGATATTCGATATAGATGATACGTTATTCCACACTACTGCTGAGATCATAATCCGCAGCCCTGGTGCAGCACCAAAAAGGCTTACTTCAGCCGAATATAATACCTACAAGATTCAGCCTGGTGAGACTGCAGACTTCTCAGAGTTCGCAGATTCAAACCTATTCTACAATGAATCAAGACCTATCAAGGCTATGTTTGAGAAAGCCAAAGCTATCCTAGCTGATACCAAGAACCACCCAAACAATAAGGTCATCATAGTCACAGCAAGACCAGACTTTGATGATAAGGATAAGTTCTTAGATACCTTTAGGAAGTATGGCTTTGATATTGACAATGTACGTGTAGAACGCGCTGGTAAGCTCAATGCAGCAACCCCAGGTCAAGCAAAAGCTATCATTATTAATAACTATTTGAATACAAAACAGTTCAATAAGGTTCGCCTCTTTGATGATAGTATAAATAACCTAACAGAGTTTCTTAAACTTGAGAAGCTATTCCCTGCTGTAAAATTTAAAGCATGGCACGCACATATTGATGGAACGGTTAACGAAATAAAATGATAAGATTCAACGAATTCCTAACAGAAGCTAATGCCGATGACGGCAAAGTAAAGCACATCCATCATCCAGAGGATAGACCTATTATCCATGGCAAGAAGGGGTTTGAGCATACTATGGGTGTACTTCATCAAGCTTCTGAGCATATTAAAAAAGGCAAGCACGATTCTACCATGACTATGAAGTATGATGGCTCTCCAGCTATCGTGTTCGGTCATGATCCAAAGACTGGTAAGTTCTTCGTAGCTTCCAAGTCTGCATTCAATAAGACACCTAAGATCAACTATACTCCAGAGGATATAGAACGAAACCATGGTCATGCACCAGGTTTGGTCGAGAAACTTAAGGATGCTCTTAAAGAGTTACCAAAGGTTGCGCCAAAACATGGCGTATTCCAAGGCGACCTAATGTTTAGCGGTAAGGATGTGGTACATAACCCAAACGGATCCGCTTCATTCACACCTAATACGATCACATACTCTGCGCATGGCACAGAGTCACAAAAGGTTAAGAAGGCAAAACTTGGTGTGGTCATCCATACTCAGTACAATGGTCCTAACCTACATAACATGACAGCCTCGCCTGAGATCACTCATAAGTTTAAGGCACATCCAGATGTATGGAATAAACCAGCAACACATGATACATCGATCACCAACTATGGTCCTAAGGACGAGATGGAGTTCCATAAGCATATGGAAGCTGCACAAAAGATCCATACTGCAGCAGGTAAAACGATGTATAAGGATACAGAACAACATCAAGGTGGTGCAGGCCATTTGGCTACATACATCAACCAGACAGTTCGTAACGTAGCAAAACCTACAGTACAAGGTCTACAACAACATGTCATGGACAAAGCACAAATCGTCCAATCAAGACTAAAGACAGCTGCTGCAGCACATAAGAAACAACAAGAAGCTAACGCTGAAGTAGCACATATCCAAAAACACAGAGAGTCATATGAGAACCTATTGAAGATGCATCAGCATATCCAAAAGGCCAAAGACGTATTAGTTAGGACTCTTAACCAACACCCTGGCACCCTTAGCCATCATATCGAAGGCAAGGAAACACATCCAGAGGGTTACGTTGTTACTCACAAGAACGAGCCTACAAAGTTAGTAAATAGAGCAGAGTTCAGTAGAGCTAACTTAATGAAAGTGAGGAAGCCAAATGCTAACGTTTAAAGAGTACTTACTAGAAAATAAATATAAGTCTGAGACCGGTGGGTTGACAAAAGCTGGTGTAGATAAGTATAATAGAGAAAATCCTGGTCATCACCTAAAGATGGCTGTGACTACTCCACCATCCAAGCTTGACCCTAAAGGTAAAGCTGCAGGTAGACGTAAGTCTTTCTGTGCTCGTATGAGTGGTAATAAAGGTCCTATGAAGGATGAACACGGTAAACCAACACGAAAAGCATTGGCGTTAAGGAAATGGAATTGCTAAACTTTAAAGAATTTATTACAGAGGATAAAGAGCCGCAGAAGCATCATGCTTTGGCTTTTGGTCGTATGAACCCTCCAACTACAGGTCATATGCAAGTTATCCATAAGGTCCATGATGTGGCTAAGAAGCATAACGCAGAGCATACTGTGGTGACTTCTCATAGCCATGACCCTAAGAAAAACCCATTGACACCACAACAAAAGCTTAAACACCTCAAACGGTTCTCACCAGAGACTAAGTTTAAGGCTGCATCTGAGACTCATCCTACAATCTTACATCATGCTGCAGAGCTACATAAGAAAGGTGTAACACACCTACATGTGGTCGTTGGATCTGATCGTAAGAAAGAGATGCATACTTTACTACATAAATACAATGGTAAAGAAGCTGGTCACGGCCACTATAACTTTAAGAAGATAACTGTACACTCTGCTGGTCAAAGAGATCCAGATGCAGAAGGTACAAGTGGAGTATCAGGTACAAAGCAAAGGGAACATGCTCGCACAGGTAACTATGCAGCGTTCCGTAAGGGTGTACCAGAACATGTATCACATGCTCATGCTAAAGAATTAATGCACGACGTACAACACGGGAGTCATAAATGAAAAGATTAGTATTAGTAGCAGCTCTATTATCAGGTTGCAGTATGATCATGCCAGTACCATATGATCCTTCAGCTGGTGCAGCATTAACAGATATCGCAGTACAAATTGATAAGGTAAGCTGTATCGATAAAGATAAGAACGAATGGCAAAAGTTAATTGATGATGTAAGATGGTTGGATGTTCATACCGCATGGAAAGAAGATCCACAAAACAAAACTATCAGTGAGTTATATGTAGCAGTGCAGAAAGCACACGAAGGCTCCACAGCATACTGTGAGGCTACACTTAAACTTAACAAGACTCGAGTCCAAGTACTTGAGAAAGCATGGAAAGGTAGATAATGTCAATCTTAGCAGAATTACAAGCAGCAATGGATGAACCTGGTATTAAAGGTCAACTAGCTACACAACTACATGACATCACAGAACAGTTCAACGATGGCATCCTTACAGATGTAGAGTTCAAAGACTTGGTAGCCCAAATTGGCGACGTCCAAGCTAACGATGATCTTGCAAATGATGAAGTAACTTCAAGATGGGTCGTAAATATTACAAAAGTGATACTCTCTGCAGTATAAATAATAGTAATACCTTTTATATAGATGGATGACAATGAAGAACTATAGACAGCTCGTAAAGGGCTTGCCTCCAAAAACCGTTATCATGACGGTTGGCAGCTTTAATCCTCCTACCTCGGTCAACGAGATGGCATTGAAACTAGTAGACAAGCTAGTTGAAACCCATCATGCCGACCACATCATCTATATAACAGAAGACAAAGATAACTTACCAATAGATCGTAAGATGCATTTCCTTGAGCTCATGTTTGGTGCTATGAACTTCAAAGCATTGAACGAGTCAAACCTTACATCTGAACTAATCAGACTAAAGAGTAAGTACAAAGATGTTATTGTGGTAGCCCCAGAAGATAAAGCTAAACTATACGAATCATTACAAGTCATCACAACAGATAAAGATCTTGATCATTCTAAGATCAAGTCATACGTATCAAAGGGAGACTTTGCCTCATTTAAGAAACAAATGCCTTCTACACTAAGAGAGCTGGATGCTCGTAGGCTGATGAACGAGATGAGACATGTGAGTGGCCTTGAGTTGCTTAAAGAAGAAGTTAAGTTCTCAGTAGACCAACTAAGAGAGAAGTATTTCAAAGGCGAGATCTATCATGTAGGCGATATCGTTGAGTCTGCTGGTCAAGAGTACGAGATCATGGACCGCGGTGCAAACTACCTTGTGGTGGTTAATAACACTGGTGACCTATCACGTAAGTGGATCAAAGACGTAAAGATGGTTGAGTCTAAGAGCCTTAATAAAGCATGCTGGAAAGGCTATAAAGCTATTGGCCTTAAGAAGAAGAACGGTAAGACAGTTCCTAACTGTGTACCAGAACAAGTAAGCGAACAGTATACAGACATAGCACATAATGCTGATCATAAAGTGATTACACATGGTCCAGACTTTTCATTTAAGATCCATAAGGATCATCATGAAAAGATCAAAGGTCTTAACCACAATGAACAACATATGTTTGAATGCATGGACGGTATTAAGTACGGCGTGCATAGAGTAGGAGATAATCTCCACTTCCAAAGACATCCTGATGATACAGGTATCCATGGTAACATGACTATCCATGTACCACACTCAGAGTTTATGGGTGAAGACGAGAAGGAAGTAAGCTATAAAGGTTATACTTCTAAGAACTTGCACCATGACCTTAACATGGTTAAATCATTTAAGCTTGCAGCAGTAGATGCTACAGATCCTGTAGCTATGCTTAATGCTATTAAGACAACTGATGCATACATGGACTTACATCTTAACATAGGTGATAATCCATCTATAGATCAAGTTAAGAACTGGAAATATGCACATATCAAGACTAAAGAAGCTCTACAAAAGATAGGTGTATTTGATGCACATGCAGAAAAGTTTAAAGCTGCTGAAGATGTTATCCGTAAGCTTGATGACCCACATAACAATGAACTAGCTCGTACCGTATTATCTTATCAAGACTACATGAAAGCTGGTAAGATGCCAGAACCAGAAAACTCTGAGAAGTATGTAGGTGAACCTCATACAACAGCTGGACATACACTTGCTACACGTCATCATCTACGTAGACAAAAGGTTAGATACGTACATGAGGCTGCATCAGTTTCTGATGGGGAAGTAGAAGGCCAAACAGTAGCTAAGATTAAACCATTACCGCCTGAACTATCACCTACAGCTGATGAACCAGGTAAACAAAAAGATAAATCTAGTAGTGCTTTCTTTGAGAAGAAAGAGAAGAAAGTTAAGACAGAAAACCTTGATTATCTAGACTTAGATTCATGGTTAAGACAACAGTCACCGAAGGCTAAGGGATAATGGAAAAGTTAATCGCATCTTTGAAGGTAGCATTAGGTAATACATTCATCATGTATTTTAAGGCACACTCATATCATTGGAATGTTGAAGGCATGTTCTTTACCCAGTTCCATGACTTCTTTGGTGAGATCTATGAAGACGTGTATGGTGCTGTAGATCCTCTTGCTGAAGAGCTACGTAAGCTTGATGCTTATGCACCTATCAGTGTAGAAGAGATACATAGCTATAAGACTATCGCAGAAGATGATACTAAACCTATTACTGCGGGTGATATGGTAGCTAACCTATTAGTAGCAAACACTGAGGTATTACAATGTTTAATACCACTATTTGATGAAGCAACAGCACAAAAACAACAAGGTCTTGCAAACTTTATTGCAGACCGTATGGACAAACACAAGAAGTTTGAATGGCAACTAAGAGCAACAATAAAAAACACAGGACTTAACTAAGATGAAATCATATAAAGATATAGTACAACAACTAGACGAAGTGTTAACTAAGTCCACACCTGCTGGTACTTGGATTAAAGATTTTGTGGATTCAGATAATCCTAAGTTTGCTGGTAAATCTCCAGCTAAACGTAAACAGATGGCTCTAGCTGCATACTATTCTAAACAAAAAGAACAAGCTAATGAGTCTGCTGCCGCTTCACAAAACAGCACAGCTGAAACTCAAATGAACGAAGATCATCTAGTACATGTCAATGACGGTTCAAAGTATGATGAACAGCCACACGAGAAAGACGTTGAGCATGTTATGCACGGCGTTAAGAAGCATGGTGGTGAAAATGCTGGTCTTACAGACAAAGGTGTACTATTTAAGTTTAAGAACCATTCAGATGCTCATAATTTTATTAGTCATGTTAACAAGTGCCCACATAGATCATGTGATGCACACATGACAGAAAGTGTAGACTATGATAAGCCAACGTACTTACGAAATAATCCAAAAGAACCGACTAAGAAGTCTAGCTGGACTGGTTTCAATACTGATGAGCCTGCTTACAAACGTAAAGAACAAGCTGAGCTTGAAAAGAAAAGATTAAACAAAGAAGAAGTAGAACAGATCGATGAGTTATCAAAGAGTACATTAGGTTCATATGCAACTAAAGCACATAACCAAACAGTGCAACATGCTTCAAATAGAGCATTTAAACAAGGTCGTGGAGACAAAGATGCTCATGATTTTGCCTCAGAATACGAACGCAAAGACAATAACCGCAATAAAGGCATTGCTACTGCAATTAAAAAATTAGCTAAAGAAGAAACTATTGCTGAAGACGTTGACAAAGAAGCAATCAGAAAACAATATAAGAAAAACGAATCTGATAATCGTCATACAGAAAACGCAGAGTTACTTGCTAAACACTTTGGTTCAAAACGCGATCAAAACCAAGTAGCTAAGGCTAAAGCTTATAGAGATAAACACAATGGTTATGGTGGTGATATATTAGGTCGTCATCATTCAAACCTTGCATATGAAATTCATAAGAAGCTTTATGATAAGTTACACGAAGAAGTAGAACAGATCGACGAGTTGTCAAAAGATACATTAGCTTCATACGCTAAGAAAGCATCACACGATGCACGTATCAAACAACACGTAGCAGCAGACTTTAAGAGTAAAGAAGCTCATGCTAGAAACCCAAGAAAGAAAGAAACATGGGGTAGCATCGCTAAGAAGTATCAATCTCAAGCATGGAAGCGTGAGAAAGGTCATGACAAAGCTGTTGATAAGTTAAAAGAAGATCTAGAATTAATCGCTAAGCATGAAGTTAAAGCTGATGCTCCTCATAAGACAAGCGGTCATGTTATCTTAACTAAGTCATCTGATAAATGGCATGTATTACATAATAAGAAGAGCTCACCTGCTGTTAAAGATCTACATAGTTCAAAACTATTACATTCATATGACAATGAAAAAGAAGCAAGAGCTAAGTTTAAAGAGTTACATGAAGAGCAAATCGATGAGATCTCTAAGTCTACATTAGCAAGATATATCCCATCTGCCGCAAGAGATGTTGGTTCTCATACATATTCAGGTAAAGAATCTGGTGAATGGGCAAACCATTACACAAGAGCTGGTGATTGGGCTGCAGCGGAAAAACATTCTAAGAAGTCTTATGCAGACTTTAAGAAAGCAAACAAACGTATCGCTGGTATCGATAAAGCTACTAAGAAACTTGCTACACAAAAAGAAGAAGTACAAGTAGACGAAGCAACACATCAAGTATATGATACTAAGACCCATAAAGTTCATAGTACACATGATACATATAAAAAAGCTGTTAATGCTATGAATAAATTAAATAAAGAACATCCTGGATATGATACTCCAGGTGGTCTTGAACAAGGTAAGTTCGGTGCTAAGACGGTTAATGAAGCATCTCAAGGTGATAAAGAACATGCAGCATTCGTAAAGACTATGGCTTCACACAGATTAAAACAAGCCGAAAAATCTGGTAAGAAGATGAGTCAAGCTTGGTATGATAAGCAAGTAGCAAAGAAGAATACTCCAATGGCAGAAGAAGTTCCAGGAGATCCAGTAAAAGCTAAACCATTGCATACTACAGTTAAAGAATCTAGAGGTCATAAGGTCATCGCAACGTTCCTTAAGAACAGAGAGATCGCTCAGAAAGCTTTTAATAAAACACCTGAAAATCAAGAGCCTAAGAAAGAGCCTGAAGAGAAAAAGAAAATAACTGAAGATCAATACACATCAGAATATAAAATTAAACAGTATGTAGATCCGGTTACAGGTGAAAATAAACAACGTAAAGTTAGACCTCATCGTGTTAACTTTAAAGCTTCAAAGATGGATGCAAAGCCAGCACAAACAACTGCTGATATGCCTAAAGATGAAAAATGGACGAACTTAAAATAAAAGGAACCTAATATGTTAAAGTTTAATGATTACTTAAAAGAACAAGCATTATCAGCAAAGCAAAAGAAGATCGCTGCTATTGCTGGCGACAAAGATAAGATCGATGCTGCTGATCTAGCTGCGCTAAGAGCTGGTAAGAAACCGGTTGACGAGTGCGATTATGGTAAGATGAAGAAGGAAGAACTCATCGGTAACCAAAAGAAACTAGACAAGAACCATAACGGTAAACTTGATGCGCAAGACTTTAAGATGCTTCGTAAAGAAGAAGTTGAAGAGCTCGATGAAGGTAAGATGAAAGAGCTTTCAATGGACATTAAAGACATGGCACATGATGAGTTCCATAAAAAATATGGTAACCCTAAGTCGCACTATGATCCTACAAACTTCAAGAAACCAGTACAACCTGGCCATGAAATGGATCGCGCAAAATCTTTAGCTCAACGCGGTATGCAATCATTATCTAAAGAAGAAGTAGAACGTATCGAAGAAAAGTTAGCACAATTAGGCGAAGGTACTTATAAACACGAAGTTGAAAAATCATTCCCAGCATCTGGTGTGAAAACTGGCGATTCAGCTCCAAAAGGTACAACATATATGCCTAAAGATAAAGAGAAAGCTAAAGGCAAACCTGCAGGATCTATAGGTGAAGAAGTTTCAGCTGAGATGTCACCATACCTTAAAGGAACGCTTAAAGTTATGGATGAAGGTAAGATCGATGACTTAAGAGATGCTCAAAGATTAAGAAAAGATAACACATCTGCTTACTCTAAGAGCTATAAACCTGATACAAGCCATCCACATATTACAGTAAATAAAGGTACTTCATATGGTGGTGCGAATCAAAAAGATGATGAAGGTGATGAGAAGAAACCAGATAATGAGACTCAAGAAAAACGAGGCCGTGGCAGACCGGCTGGTAAAGTAGGTAAGTACAAAGCTAGAGGTTCTAAGTCAGTTGACAAAGATGTTGATGACAGAGAATATCAACTTCACTTGCCAAAATAAATAAATATAAATTTAAGGAGTAATTAAAATGGCTTTATGGGGAAAAACAGATACTTTAGCTTCGGCTCCAAAGTATATTACTAGAAAGGCAGCATTTACGCTTGATAAAGTAAGTTCAAGTGCAGATACTATCGATCTAACGAATGCAAATACAAACTTCGCGACAGGTGATGGCGTTGTTTATACTGGTGCTAGTGGCATTGGTTTAACACAAGGTTCAACATACTATGCGATGAGACAAACAGACAACACGATCAAGCTTGCTACTACAGAAGCTGGTGCAAAAGCTGGCGCTACAGGTATCAATCTAACAGCTGGCGCATCTGGTGCTTATGGCTACTTACAACGTAACGTTGAAGGTAACGAAGGCTATGATCATAATTACAACGGCCGTGATTTATACTTCGTTGATGCTGATGAAGCTCAACAAGGCGAAAACATTGCTCGCGGTATTAAAACACCAGGTTGGACAAGTTATCGTTCATACACTGATGCTAATGGTAATGTTAGACATAAATCAGAGATCTTAATCGCTATGGGTGCATACGCTGGCGCAACTGGTTCTGGTACATACCAAGCTCAAACTGGTGATAACACATACGATGATACAAACGTTGTTGATGCTACTACAACTATTACAGTTCAACCACCAAACAGAACTACAGTTGCTCCTGGTGGTACAAACTTCCCAGTTACTTCAGTTGCTACTGGTGCATACGGTTCATTGACATACCAATGGCAAATCAGTTCAAACGGTGGATCTACATGGTCTAACCTCAGTAATGCTGGTGTATACTCAGGAGTTTCTACTGATACATTAATAGTTAGCAACTCAACAGGATTAAATGGTAAGAAATACCGTGTAATCTGTGGTACTGATACAGCTAATACAAACGCTACATCTAACGCAGTAACATTAACAGTAACTTAATCTAAGTGGGGGAGGTAACTCCCCTCCTTTTAATATGAATCAAATGTTGACCGAAGATAATTTTATAACCTATGCGATGCATCATTACGACAATACCCAATGCTATTCGTTGGAGGAGTTTAATGATGACCTCAAAAGGTTTCTATATTTAAAGAAACTATTTAATAGGTATAAGAGCGAGTGCGATCTGAAAGAGAACCTCATCTTAAACCACTTGATAGTACTATATAACTTATTTGGCGATCATGCCACGAATATGTTATTCTTTAAGATAGAGGAAGAGTATTGGGATACACTCATTACATTCTTGGTATTCCTTAACAGGATGCCAGAAGAGTTAACTCAGTATAACCTAAAGCTATCTGAAGTTGAGTTAGACGATTATATAATACAAACACTTAGGAAGATCTGATGGCGCAAGTAATAGACAACTTAATAGCACTTAGAGTCCTCTCTATGTTGGTTAAACCATTCAGCGAGACTGATGCCTTTAAACTTGGTATTATCGATAAAAAGGGAAAAAACCTCATAAAGCCTTCTATGTTCACGACTGTTGAACAGAAGAGTGCTTACACGTTCCTACATCGATTAGTCTTTAACATGAAGAAGATAATCAACAAACTGCCTGGAGGGGAAAGTAAGTTGAAGAGTCTAGTGTCTGCGTATTTCCTAATCCGTGAGTATTACGAAAAGAACGAACGCTCCGTCTCTATGATGGAGCAGAAGTTCCATAAGCTAATGGAAAATGATGCTATCTTAGCAGAAGAAACTATATTGGTTGAGAAGTATATCAAGAGTCTAGAAGAAGATGGTGAGGGCGCAGGTAGCGCTCCAGCAAATTCAACTGGAGTCATGACATCTACAGATGCAGCAACAACACCAGTATTAAAGAAGAAAGACATAGATAAGTATAAGAAGACAAACACAGGCGCAGTAAGTATGGCTCGCCGTAACAACAAGGTATTTTAATATGTGGTTATTGAGTATTATCCCAGACAGTGTGCTATATGGTTTTATCCTATCTGTAATGGGTATTGGTGCAGCATTATTCGTTTTTGGTACATTCACGGTGTTCCTTCCTTTCGTTAAAGGTTGGGGTATGATAGCCAGAACACTTGGTAGTTTGCTACTCATAGGTAGTGTTTACCTATATGGCGGATACGGTACTGAAATGAAGTGGAGAGCTGAAGCAGCTAAACTCAAAGAAGATATGGACCGTAAGGTTGCATTATCTGAAAAACATTCAAAACAAATTGTTACAAAATATATTACACAAACAAAGGTAGTTAAGGAGAAGGGCGATGTTATCATTAAGAAAGTTACTGAGTATGTCAATAAGGATGCTGACGCTAACTGCGTTATCCCTAAATCTTTTGTCGTGCTCCACGATTCTGCCGCAAAAAATGAAGTTCCCGACTCCACCGCCGGAATTGATGGAACCGCCAGTTCCATTAAACTCTCTGCCGTTGGAGAAACAGTAACGATCAACTACAACAACTACCACCAGTTAAGTGAGAGGTTGAAAGCTCTACAAGACTGGGTTGCACAACAGGAAAAGATCTATAATGGCAACTAGTAACGAAGTAGAACAATTAGAGCGCATAGTCCTTAAGTTAGATGACTCGATCGATAAGTTAACCGAGGTATCAGCTAACATTAGTAAGCTACTTGCAGTACAGGAACAACGCATGAACACTATAGAGAAGGATACAGATAGGAACCAAGATGACATTCGTCATCTATATGGTAAACTAGATTCTGCAACTAAGACTCTTAGCGACAAGATCGATGAGTCAATGAAGAACTCTTCAATTGGTCATGACAAGATCCAAAAAGCAATAGACGAAAAACTTCAAGTCTATGATGACCGTCTTAAAGTGCTAGAGATGTGGAGATGGGTAATCATCGGTGGTGGTATTGCTGCAATGTGGTTCGTGAATAAGTTCCTAAAATGAAATATGCGCAATACATTACAGAACTAAAGCTTCAACTTCAATATCATAAGGAGCTCAATCCTAAATTATGGGATGACTTCGTATTGAAACCAGAAGTAAGAGCAAAGCTATTACAGTTTGCGGAAGCATGGAGAGATTTTGCTAAGATCCCTAAAAGTGCAGTTAAAGAAGTTATCATGCTCGGAGGTAACGCTAACTACAACTATACTGATCTATCTGATATTGATGTTCATTTGGTTGTTGATAAGTCCAAGATTGCTCCAAATAATCCGTTACTAGACGACTACCTACAAGATAAGAAAGTCATGTGGACTATGGCCCACAAGATAAACATCTTAGGTTATGGTCTTGAACCTTATGCACAAGATGAGTCTGTCGAGTATCCTAAAGATCAAGGTGTATACTCATTAACTAAGAATGAGTGGGTAGCCAAACCTGAGTTTGTTGGTGATGATATGCTTAAGAACCCATACCTTAAAAAGAAGGTTAAGTTCTATATGCATCTAATCGATGATATGATCAAGAATAAGTCTGACACAGAGGCATTCAAGAACCTCAAAGAGAAGTTTAGAGAGATGAGAGGTGCTGCCATTAAAAAAGGCGGTGAGTTCTCTTTCGAAAACCTCGTATTCAAAGAACTACGTAATCAAGGTTACCTAGACAAGATGTCTGAGTATACCAAATCTGCACAAGACCAATCGCTAAGTTTATAATTTTACATTAATCCGCCTTTAAGGTATAATACATTATGAAGTCATTTGATATTAAGTGGTTATCCACTACTCTTTTCATCGTCTCCGGTACCTCAGTAGCACTCAAGATGCCATGGATGGCTTATGCATTCCCAGGATTTGTCATATCCCATGGGGTATTGATCCACCACTTCTATAAGGTACACCCGAATAAACCATTGTTAATTCAAAATGTATACTTCTTTTTCTTAAACATTTTTGCCAGTTATATCTGGTTATTTAAAGGATAGTTATGTCAACAGTACGAGTATTAGGTAAGAAGGTATTAGTAGCAGAAAACAAACGTGAGAACACTACAGCATCAGGTATCGTGATCGAAGGATCTGATCGTCATGGTGAATCAAAGACTGGTACAGTATTGGCTATTGGTCCTGAAGTAACATCTGTACAGGTTGGCGACAAAGTATTATTAGATTGGTCTAAGGCACAAGTTGCAACAGTGGATGGCAACCAACGTGTTGTCCTATTAGAAGAGTTCATCGTTGCTGTGTTAGAGAATGAAGAATAATTTTGTCACAGAACTTGAGTTACCGTTTGAGATAAACCTAGCTCCAGCATATAAGATCGCTGAAGGATGGAAACATCCTAAGCAATACTATATCTTTCCTTATAGTAGGCATGATCTTGATAAGAACTTAATCCAGCTCATTGAGAGCCATGGATGTTTGATATCCCATCAAGAGATGTTCTATACTCCAGCTCATCAGAAGTTGCCTATCCATGTTGATAACGAAGTTTTTAGTAACATGGCAAAACTAAACTGGATTTGGGGTGGGACAGGAGATATGGTTTGGTGGAAGCCTAAGAATCCTGAACAAAAGAACAAGTTTACTACACCCATAGGCACAAAGTACTTATTATACACGGAACAAATGGTAACTGAAGAGTTTAGGTTTCAAGTAAAAAAATCAACCTTTATCAATGCTGGAATACCACATTCTGTTGATAACCAATCAGATGAAGGGCGCTGGTGTCTAAGCCATGTTATAGTACATAGGAATGGTAAAAATATCCAAATGGATCAAGTACATGAGATATTTAAGGATTATATCAAAGAATAAATGTACTTTAATAGCTAACCAGGGTATAATTATATTATGTTGTATATTGATGCTAAATTCGTAGGTCAAATCTCCTACAAACTCCGTAACTTTAAAAAGAAGAACGACTACTATTGGAACTTCAGTTGTCCCATATGTGGTGATTCCAAAAAGAACGAGTTAAAGGCTCGAGGCTTTGTTTATAAGAACCAAGACAGGTTGGTGTATAAGTGCCATAACTGTGGTGTATCAAAGTCTATCGGTGGTCTATTAAAGCATCTTGATCCTACAGTTTATAGCGAGTATGTATTAGAACGATACAAAGAGAATACTTCTAAGCATATGCCTCATGCTAAGATCGAACAAGCTGTACCATTGATTACAAACCCGGTCAGTGTAGATCTTGTCAAAGCTGGTGCACAACCTTTACAATTAAACCAAGAAGCTTTACAATACGTCATATCTCGTAAGATCCCACAAGAAAGATGGGAAGATCTGTATTATGCACCTAAGTTTAAAGACTTTGTTAATAACCTTAAGTACACGTTTCCCGATACCAAGTATGATGCACCACGGTTAATCATCCCGTTCTATGACGAAGATGGTAAGTGTATCGCATTGCAAGGTAGAGCGTTTGGTAATGAACAACCAAAGTATATCACTATCAAGTTAGATGAGACCCAAGAAAAGATCTATGGTATTGATCGTATGGATCATACTAAACGGATCTATGTAACAGAAGGTCCAATCGATTCTATGTTTATACCTAATGCTATCGCTGTTGCTGGTGCAGGGTTTGATACTAAGTTTGTACAAGCTATCAAAGATAATGCAACGCTTATCATGGATAATGAACCAAGATCCAAAGAGATCTGTAAGTTTATTGAGAAGTTAATCGATGAAGACTATGCTGTATGTTTGTGGCCAGATACCATCCAACAGAAGGATATCAATGAGATGGTATTACACGGTAAATCTATAGAATCAATCATGGATACTATAAATACAAATACCTTCCAAGGTATGGAAGCAAAGCTTAAGTTTACTCAATGGAGAAAATGTTGAAAGTATTGATTACCGGGGTTACTGGTTATATTGGCTCTCACCTAGCAAAGGTATTGTTCGAAGCTGGTCATAACATCACAGGTCTTGATCTTGAGTGGAAGAAGCATAATGATGTCAAGAGATATTGTCATCGTATCCTTATCAAAGACGTAACACGACATGTCATCGACGAAGACTATGATGTCATCGTTCACCTTGCAGGATTAATCCAAGTAGAAGAAAGCGTCGTGCGCCCTACTAAATACTATGCAACAAACCTTGGTGGTACGGTTAATATGCTACGACAAGGTTTTAATGGTGAACCACATTTTATATTTGCATCTACAGCTGGAGCATTTGATGCGCAGTCACCGTATGCAAGATCTAAGCTAGCTGCAGAAGATGTGATCAAAGAACAATCAAAGAAGTACACCATATTTAGGTTCTTTAATGTGGCAGGATCTGATGGTATGCATAGACAAGTAGGTAGATCATCCCATCTAATACGTATTGCAGCTGAAGCGGCAGTTGGGACAAGAGATTTTATGGCAATTTATGGAGATGATTATGATACACCTGATGGTACTTGTGTTAGAGATTATATTCACGTTGTGGATCTTGTTAATGCTATTCGCGATACGATTAAGCATGGTCCGTTTAACACGCCATATGAGTGTATTGGGTCGGGCAAAGGCTATTCAGTCAAAGAAGTCGTCGAAACAATGCACGAAGTAACAGGCGTAAACTTTAAGGTTAGGAAGGCTGGCCGCAGACCTGGGGATCCAGCATCTTTGTCAATTGATAACCAATTCAATCTGTTGCATCCACAATATCAACTAAAAGATATGTGTCTGTCTGCATACACGGCTGAGAAAACTCGAGTATAAATACAAAATGAAAATAGGCTTTACTGCTTCAACGTTTGACCTCTTACATGCTGGCCATATAACCATGCTAAGGGAAGCAAAGGAACACTGTGACTACTTGATATGTGGATTACAAGTGGATCCGTCAGTTGACCGAGAAACTAAGAACTCACCAATCCAAACCATAGTTGAAAGACAAGTCCAACTATCAGCAGTTAAGTACGTAGATGAGATTGTAGTATATAGAACTGAGAAAGACCTTGAAGATATACTTGAGATGTATCATATAGATATAAGAATACTAGGTGACGAATACAGAGATCAAGACTTTACTGGGAAAGATATTTGTAAGAAGCGTGGCATCCAACTCTACTTCAATAAGAGAGACCATCGCTTTTCAACATCAGCATTAAGACAGCAAGTAGTAGAAAAACAACTTAAAAAATAACGGAGTTACGATGACTGAAGAAGTTCATGGAGTAAAGATTGACTATTCACGAGATTCATTGTTCGATGAATTAGGAATGATTAGGTTAAAAGAGTCGTATATGAAGGATGATGAGAAGAGCCCACAAGAAAGGTTCGCGTTCGTATCAAATCAATTCGCATCAGACAAATTTCACGCACAAAGATTATATGAGTATAGCAGTAAACATTGGTTATCCTATGCTACACCTATCCTCTCGTTCGGTAGATCCAAGAGAGGATTACCGATCTCTTGTTTTTTAAACTTTATTGAAGATACAGCGGAGGGCTTAGTTGAAAACCTTTCTGAGACTAATTGGCTTAGTATGCTTGGTGGCGGTGTTGGGATCGGATTTGGGATACGGTCTGCTGACGACAAGTCAACAGGTGTTATGCCTCATCTTAAAATGTACGACGCAAGTAGTTTGGCATATCGCCAAGGTCGTACACGACGTGGTTCTTATGCTGCTTACTTAGACATCTCTCATCCAGACATCTTGATGTTCCTTGAGATGCGTAAGCCAACAGGCGACCAAAACATGCGTTGCTTGAACTTACATCATGGTGTTAATATTCCTGATGCATTCATGGAGATCATTGAGAACTGTATGTTGGATCCAGAAGCAAACGATGATTGGGAATTAAAAGATCCACATTCAGGTGTTGTAACAGAGACTGTATCAGCAAAAGAATTATGGCAAAAACTATTAGAACTACGTATCACTACGGGTGAACCATACCTGCATTTTATCGATGAGTCTAATAGAAAACTACCACAATGGTTAAAGGACAAAGGTTTAAAAGTACATCAATCAAACCTATGCTCTGAGATTATCTTACCTACTAATGAAAAGAGAACAGCGGTTTGCTGCTTATCTAGTTTAAACTTGGAGTATTATGATGATTGGAAAAATGATAAACTTTTCCTCAAAGATGTTGCAGAGATGCTGGACAATGTGCTTCAATATTTTATTGACACTGCTCCTAGTTATATTAAGCGTGCTCGTTATTCTGCTACTCGCGAACGGAGCATTGGTATTGGTGCTCTTGGTTGGCATGCTTTACTGCAGCGAAAGAATATCCCGTGGGAGTCTGCGATGGCCACAGGTCTTAATAAGCAAATTTTCCAGCATATTCGATCCAATCTTGATAAAGCCAATCAACAGTTGGGTAAAGAACGAGGAGAAGCCCCTGACGCAGAAGGCACGGGTAATAGGTTTAGTCATCTTATGGCTATTGCTCCTAACGCTAGTAGTTCTATCCTCATGGGAAATACAAGCCCCTCAATCGAGCCGTTTCGAGCCAATGCTTATAGACAAGACACCTTATCAGGATCCCATCTACACAAGAACCAGTACCTCGACAAGATTATAAAGGAGAAAGCCGGTGATAAGTATGATGAGGTTTGGTCTTCAATCATTGCGAATGATGGTTCAGTACAACATTTGGATATATTGGACGATTGGGCCAAAGATGTGTTTAAGACTTCTATGGAGATCGATCAAAGATGGGTTGTCCAACATGCGGCAGACAGACAAGAATATATAGATCAGGCACAAAGCTTGAACGTATTCTTTAGACCAGATAGTAATATTAAGTATGTTCATGCTGTGCATTTTCAAGCATGGAAACAAAAACTTAAAACTATGTACTACTGTCGAAGTGATAAGATTGCTAAGGCAGATAAGGTGTCAAAACGTATTGAGCGTGAAGTGATCGCCGAGATAGATCTTAAAGCGATGACTGAAGGCGAAACATGTTTGGCATGTGAAGGTTAATTAACAAAGGAAAAATATGAAGAAAATTATTGCAGCATTATTTTTTGCATCAGCAACAACAGCAGCATTTGCAGGTTTAAAAGATTGTAGTCAGTTTGAAGCAGCATTACCAACATATACAGCAAAAGCTGGTGATCAAGAACTATGTCACAAGAACTATGCAGTTATCCATAGCTGTGCAGCTAAGGCACCAGTTGCAGTGTTTGAACACTTAACACCAGCAGCAATCAATGGTGGTTCAAAACGTAAAGATGATTTCCGCCCAGATCCATTAGTAACACCAAACTGCTCAGCATCTTTAGCTGACTACGCAACAGTTGGTAAGACCCATGATCGTGGTCATATGGCACCAGCGGGTAACAACACACAAAATGCTGATATCATGTCAGAGTCATTTTTCTTATCAAACATGGTAGCACAAGTTGCTAATAATAACCGTGGTATTTGGAAACAAGCAGAGACATATGAACGTCAATGGGCATTAACACCTAACACAGACTTCTATATTATCTCAGGCGGTATCTTTGATGCAGGTCATCCTAAAACCGGTAATGGTTTAGGTATCCCTACCCGTTTATACAAGATCGTGTATGAAAAGAAAAGCCAAAAAGCTACAGCATACTTAATGCCTAACGCTGCATTACCTGTAGCAGACTTACCTAAGTATCAAGTAACAGTGCCAGCAATCGAGCAAGCAACTGGTATTAAGTTTAACTTATCACTAGCAAAATAATGGCAACAGTCCTTACTGAATATACCAGAGAAAAGCATAAAGAAGCAGAGTCATCAGACTTTGTTAAGTATATGTTCACTGGTACTATAACTAAGGAACACTATATCGTTTACCTTCAGCAGATGTATCATATATACTATACCATTGAATCAGCTGCTGAACGTATCTACTTATTTGATGGCATACCAGATCTTAGACGTACAGATAAGATCAAGCAAGATCTTGAAGAGTTTGGAGTTGGAGTAGGTACACCATTCCAAAGTACTCAACGATATATTGATCACCTTAAAGAGTTAAGCATCACTGATCCGCAAAAGATCATGGCTCATGTATATGTTAGACACATGGGAGATCTATATGGTGGTAAGATGATAGCTAAACTAATTCCTGGTTCTGGGAATGCATATAAATTTGAAGACAGCAGACAGTGTATTGCTGGAATTAACTCTAAGATATCAGTAGATCTAGCCGAAGAAGCACTAACAGGCTTTGACTATTGTATCGACCTATTTAACGAACTTAAGAAAGAGCTGAACATCTAATGTCATATCAATTAACAGATACCCGGGAATACTTCAAACCTTTCAACTATCCATGGGCATACGATGCATGGTTGAAACATGAACAAGCACATTGGTTGCATACTGAAGTACCGATGGCGGAAGATGTTAAAGATTGGAAAAAGAAACTAACTGATGAGGAAAAGAAGTTCCTTACAAACATCTTTAGGTTCTTTACACAAGGTGATATCGATGTGGCAGGTGGATATGTTAAGAACTATCTACCATACTTCCCACAACCTGAAGTAAGAATGATGTTGATGGGCTTTGCAGCTCGTGAAGCATTACACATTGCAGCATACTCGCATCTTATCGAGACGCTTGGCATGCCTGAATCAACTTATAATGAATTCCTTGAATACCAAGAGATGAAGGACAAACACGATTATGTTACGGAACTTTCTAGCAAAAACGGCAACTTATCTAGTACTGCTACTCATATTGCTGTCTTTAGTGCTTTCACTGAGGGCATGCAGCTATTCAGTAGCTTCATTATGCTCCTTAATTTCCCACGTCATGGGTTAATGAAAGGCATGGGTCAGATCGTTACATGGTCAATCGTAGATGAAACCATGCACGCTGAGAACATGATTAAGTTGTTTAAGACATTCATCAAAGAGAACAACGAGATCTGGAATGATGACTTAAAGGGTCGCATATATACTATAGCAGAAAAGATGGTAGAGCTTGAAGACAAGTTCATCGACCTATCTTTTGCTGGAACCCATATGAGAGACCTAACACCTGAAGACGTGAAAGAATATATTAGATATATCGCTGATAGACGTTTGATCTCGTTAGGATTAAAGGGTATTTTTAAACGCAAAAAGAATCCACTACCATGGGTTGAAGAGATGATCAACGCTCCAGTTCATGGTAACTTCTTTGAGAACCGTGTAACCGACTATGCTAAGGGTGCACTTAAAGGTTCTTGGGAAGATGTCTGGGGAGGAGCCAAGTAATGGCATCAGTAAAGTATTTCGAATGTGAAAACTGTGAGAGCATAGGTAAAGTCACCATAAAGACTAACGATGTTACCGCAGAAGACATCGTATACTGTCCAGTATGTGGAGCCGATATCTATGAAGAAGATGAAGACGAATGACATGGACCTACAACAATGTGCCCGTTGAGACTATTGACGATAAATATGTTGGGTTTGTATATATCATTACTAACTGCGTTACCAATAAAAAGTATATTGGTAAAAAACTCACTAAATTTTCTAAGACTGCTACAAGAACGGTTACTCTTAAGAGCGGTGTCAAGAAGAAAAAGAAGATCCGAAGTAAGATCGAATCGGACTGGAAGACCTACTGGTCTTCATCAAAGGAAGTTATCGATGATGTCAAAACACTCGGAGAAGATAAGTTCAAACGGGAAATCCTGATGTTTTGTCTATCTAAGGGGACAGCCTCATACTTTGAGGCCAAGTTCCAGATGATTAATGAAGTGCTTGAACATCCTGACATGTGGTACAACGGTATCGTAAACTGTCGGGTACATAGGAGTCATATTAAATATGAGTAAGATTATAGGTTATGTGTTAGTAGTACTATCATTGTTATGTGTATACGGCGTTATAGTGGGTGTATGCAAGTTAAATGAATATGATAGTAAGATAGTATCATTAAACGTTCTATTAAACCAACAAGCACAAGTAACTCAAGGAGTATACGAAGAGTTGCAGATAGCTAACAGGCGCATAGATCAACAGAATAAAAAGATTAAAGATCAAGACGATAAGATCCGTATACAAGACGCTCTCATTGCAGAAGCGCGAATAAGGAATAAGAAAAGATGAACGATAAAGTAATGACCAGTGTAATGTTTGTCTCAGCTATCTCGCTGAGTTGCATCGCTGCGTTCTATTCTATCGCAGGTTTGGTAGCAATCTTTGCTGCGGCAGCAATCCCTATCATGGTGATGGGATCTATCTTAGAAGTGTCTAAGTTAGTGGTAGCATCATGGCTATATAGAAACTGGAAGGAGGTTCCAAGACTATTCAAGATATATTTTACCTCAGCACTAATCATTCTTATGACGCTCACATCGATGGGCATATTTGGATTCTTATCTAAGGCACACTTAGATCAAGCAGTCCCAACTGGAGATGTCTCATCAAAACTATCACTAATAGATGAGAAACTCAAGACAGAAAAGGAAACAATTAATGAAGCTCGTAAATCTCTTTCTCAACTGGATTCGCAAGTTGACCAAACCTTGTCACGTACAGCCGGAGCCACCGACGACAGTGGTGTCTCTAGATCAATATCGATCAGAAAAGGCCAATCCAAAGAACGCAAATCCCTCTACGCCACAATCGAAGCCTCGCAGACAAAGATCGCGAAGCTCAATGAAGAAAGGCAACCAGTGGCAAGTCAACTCAGGAAAGTCGAAGCCGAAGTCGGGCCAATAAAATATATTGCAGCATTGATATATGGTGACAGTCTTGACCAAACTCTTTTAGAGAAGGCGGTCAGGATTGTTATCCTCATGATCGTAGCAGTATTTGATCCTCTTGCAGTTCTTATGTTAGTCGCAGTTAACTGGTCTCTAAAAAAAAGAAAGCCTATTGAACCAATAGTAGAAAAAGAAAATGATCCAGAAGTAGTTAAAGGTTATGCAGATGCTTTAGCTGGAAGGACACCAGACGGATGGGAACAAGTATGGCAACCAAAGAGTGAGAATCCGTGGGCAAATTGGGATGATACTCTTTTAGCTACAGAAGACTTTGATCCAAGACCCGAAGAACCCGCTCAGGTTGAATGGCCTAAGGATGATATAAGAACTGATATAATCGGACAGAATGGTAATGACGGTGACCATTATGAAGAAGTAATACCAACACCGCCACCCCCTCCACCTGAAGAACCATCTTTAGGTATAAACATCAATGAATACAATAGTCCATCTAAAACTATTGAAGATGAGGTTGAAGAACTTAATCATAAGCCTTTGAATTCAATAGATAGATTAAATGAAAAGTATGATGCTGACCCTGTTGTACGTAAAGTTGATATGTTAAAAACAAGAGAACTAAGAGCCCAAGAATCTATAACAAATAGAGGTGTTGGGTTTGTAAAAAAAGATAAGTAGTTCTCCTACCTAAGATCAATCCATATAAATAGGTATATGGGAGATATACTAAAACTAGTTGCCGATTTAGGGTTTCCAATTGCTGCAGCTGGTGCGGCAGGTTACTTTGTGTTCCTTACAGTTAAGTTCATCCTCGATGGTGTTACTGGATCTGTAAAGGGCATGTCAAATATTATCAAAGCTTTGGATAGACGTGTAGCAGCCATGAACCATGATGTTATCCGTATTGATACAAAAGTAAGTCATGCATTAGGCATCCCACCTGATCTAGATAGGATTGCAAGAGCTGAGCAATCAGATGCAAGAAGAGATTAATGAGACTATTAATCATACTATTATTGATTAGTGGCATAGCATACGCTGAACAACCACGTAAGAAGAGAATACATGTACCACCAAACTGTATGATTATTGGTGGACAACTAAGATGTTGGGTTATAGATCCACTACCAACGGAAGAATAATGGAAGAGTTTGCAGATTTAGTTAATAAGTATGGGTTTCCCATTATAGCAGCAGGCGGATTAGGGTACTTCGTCTACTATATTTGGAAGTGGGTAACTGAGGAAATCGACCCTGTAATAGGTGAATCAAATAAGGTATTGATTGAACTGATCGATCGTGTTAGGATGTTAGATAACGATCTTATTAGACTTAATCAAAAAGTGAACGTCATTTTATCTCTAAGAGACAAGGAACAAGATGAAGTTCACAAGAAGCCTAATATTTTTACTGATAACGACAAGTAGCGCCCATGCGGAGCTTACGTATCAGTTTAAGTCTCCATCCTTCAACGGGATAGGATATAGTTCTCACGTACAAACGATCGAGAACACAGAGAGCACGCGTAAGAAAGCAATAGAAGACGCGAAGCTACAAGCAGCAAAGGACGCGGCCGCCGCAGCTAAAAATACAAACCTAGCTAAGTTCCTTAACAACTTTGAGAGCAGAGTCTATGCTCAACTATCTACACAATTAATCAATAACCTTTTTGGTGAGAATCCACAGAACAGTGGTACCGTTACCATTGAAGGTAACACCATAGTATATGTTAAGAATGCTGACTCTATATCATTAACGGTTACGGCTGCAGATGGCACTGTAACTCAAGTAGATATACCAATCGGAACATTAAAATTCTAATGAAAAAGTTACTGTTAGTTTTGTTATGTGTTTTCTTGACAGGATGCGGACCGATCCCTATCAAGAAGGATGCAGAACTTATACCTGAAGTTAAGGTTAAGAAACACATCCCGCCACCAAAGGATGGTAAGATCGTAGTTGCACTATATGGGTTTGGTGATAAGACTGGACAAAGAAAAGATTCAGGTAATATAGCTAAGTTCTCAACTGCTGTAACCCAAGGCGGCGAGACAGTATTAATCAAATCATTACAAGAAGCTGGTGATGGTAAGTGGTTTAGGATCGTAGAACGTGTAGGTCTTGATAACCTACTTAAAGAAAGACAACTAATTCGATCTGCAAGAGAAGAGGCAAATGATCATAAAGGTCTTGGTCCTATACTCTATGCGGGCATGATGATTGAAGGTGGCATAGTTTCTTATGACACCAATATACGAACAGGTGGTATTGGAGTTCGATATCTCGGGATCGGTCCTGATCAACAGTATCAGGAAGACGTAGTGACTATCAGCATTCGTGCTATTAGTACACAAACGGGTGAAGTATTATTAACAGTGAATACTCAGAAAACTATATTAAGCTATACGATAGGTGTTGCAGTATTTAAGTTCTTTGATAATGGCACTAAAAACTTTGAGTCTGAGATTGGTATATCACAAACTGAAGCAAGTATCCACGCTATCAAGTCTGCTACAGATAGGGCAGTGGAAGAGTTAATTATTCAAGGTGAAAAACAAGGAATGTGGCAGTTTAAACAGGAGAAATAACAATGAAAAGATCCACCACTCTCGTGATGGGTTTATTATTGGCAGGCAGTGCATTGGCAGACGGAGGCAACTCAGTCTATATAGATCAGACAAATGCTGATCAATCAGCTGTAACTATTACGCAAACTGGTTCTAACAACAACGTTGGAAGTGCAAACACTACAACAGGTGATCCATTTGTAATTGATGGTAACAGTATGTTCTTGACTATTACACAAGATGGTATGAACAACAGCATCTTAGGTAATTTTATTGGTGGTAACTCAACAGCTACTATTAGTCAAATTGGTAACAGCAACTCTACATTATTAAACTATGGTAACTTTGGTACAAGTTCTGGTTCATTGGGTATCACATTCAATGGTTCGAACAACAGTTCTATCTTAAACATCGGTACATTACGTAACTCAAGTAATTACATTTATAACTTAGACATAACTGGTGACACTAATACTGTTACAAGCACAGTTAACAGTGCTTATACCACTAATAACTTTAGTTTAGCCGGTGATCTAAATAAAGTGATTACTACACAAACTGGTTTTGGTACACTAGCTGGTGGTGGTCATAATATCAATACTAATGTAATTGGCGATAATAATAATATCACTGTGAGTCAAGATGGCAACACAATTGCAAATAGCGCGGTTATCAACCTTACTGGTTCTAACTCTGCTATTACTGTTACACAACACTAGTCAAGCAGCAATTGGTTCAGTAACTGAGCAAAAAGGGAATGCATCCATCACGCACAATAAGGCGTCGGTGGATGCCAAACCCAAATCCCCTATAGATTCAAATGATTTAGTACAGACCGGTGCAGGTGTGGTCGGTATTACTTTTGAAGACAACACACAGGTTCGTGTAACCGAGAATTCAAAACTACTCATAGATGACTTCGTCTATGATCCAAAAAATAAGGGTGCTGGTAAGCTAGCTCTTAAGGTAGCTATGGGCACAGTACGATATGCATCAGGTAATATCGCTCATGAGAACAATAAAAATGTGGCTATCAATACACCTACCGCAACTGTGGCTGTACGTGGTACTGCTTTTACTATGACGGTTGACGAGGTGGGAAAGTCACTCATCATCTTACTTCCCAACAAAGACGGATCAGTTGGCATGATCGATGTCATCACCGCAGTCGGTACAGTAACACTCAACCAAGCATTCCAAGCTACAACTACTTCATCCTCAGAAGTTAAACCATCCAAACCAGTAACATTGTTATTATCAGAGTCAGCTATCGATAACATGCTTATCGTTAAGCCTCCAAAAGAAGTGCTTAAGCAGATTACAGAAGAGATCAAAGATAAGTCTGGATCTTCATTGGATTTTAATGGGCTGGATACAAACCTATTAGATGCTAAAGTATATAAAGATCCGTACAAAGACTTTGCAGAACTAGACATCAACTTTCTCGATGGAGAGAACCTAACTAATGCGTTTGATAACCAACTACTAACAGCATTCCAAACCGGATACAATGCATTGACTGGAACTTACATATTCGATAAGACATCTCACTATGTAGTTAATAGGCCAAAGAACAATCAAAATGCCACGATATTAATAAATAAAGACACTGGATATCTAATAAATATTAATCAAGGCGGATCATCTACAACGGTGCAGTCAAAGGATAGCACTACGAATACTATAACGATTAATCAGAGGGGCAATTAATATGCAAAACATTTGGCGTGGAAGAGAACTTAAGATATACGATGAGCTTAAGTCTATACAACAAGCATTAAAGGATGAGTTCTTTGCAGCGCATCCAAACTATGAAGGTGAAGGTGGATACACCTATATCGGAAACCAATATCCAAGACCTGACAGTTGGGTAAACTATTGTGTTAAGTATGAGTTTGATGGATCATCTGACGAGATTAAAGCTGCAGCTGTACTAGCAGGTCAAGCAGCCAAGATTAAATTCCCAACAGCTGCAGCTTTGGTAGAAAAGTATGGAGATGATTGTAACTGTGCATCTTATGCCGTGTTTGATGCTAACTCTGTTATACGTAGACATTCAGGTATAGAAAACCGTGAAGCTAAGATGGTTCGTATACACATTCCACTATTAGTACCTGAAGGAGATATTGGGTTTGAAGTAGATAGTGAAGAGGTAACATGGGATGATATATTTGCTTTTGACAACCAAAAGCTACATAGCGCATGGAATAATACAAATGAGAAGCGTTTAATATTCATCATTGATGTATCTCGTACAGTATTAGATCTGCCACCAGGAACTCCATGGATAGGTAAAGAAGCTGAAGCTGCATATATTGAAACGCATGCATTTGACAAGAGCGAATTCCCAGCTATAGAGATTAATTAATTTTACTTTAATTGAATATTGGGATATAATGAAAAAGTATAAGACCATTTGTATATCAGATACACACTTGGGGGCTGGTGAAGCTAAGGCTGATCTGCTTAATAATTTCCTTAAGCATAACGATTGTGAGAACCTATTCCTTATAGGTGACATCATTGATGGTTGGAAGATCCATCTAAACAAATGGAGATGGAAGCAAAGCCATACCAATGTTATACGTAAGATCTTAGGGTTTAGTAAACGCGGGACTAGGGTTGTTTATGTTACTGGAAACCATGATGAGTTCCTTAGACCATTCGTAAATTACTTCTCGCTTGGTAAGAACATAGTCTTATGTAACCAAGCTGAGTATACAGACTTGAATGGTCGTAGGTTCCTTATAACACATGGTGATATGTTTGATGGTATCACTCGTATGGCAAAGTGGATCTCTGTATTAGGTGATCATGCCTATGACTTTGTATTATGGGTAAACACTAAGTTTAACTATATAAGACATAGATTAGGATTTAGTTATTGGTCACTAAGCCGTTTCCTTAAACGAAACGTTAAGAAAGCTGTAGGCTTTGTGTTTAAGTTTGAAGAGACCATAACCGATTACTGTGAAAAGAAAGGTTATGATGGAGTTATATGTGGTCATATACATACTCCTGAGATCAAAGTAATACGTGATATTATCTATATGAATGACGGGGACTGGGTAGAATCATGCTCAGCATTGGTCGAGACTCACGAGGGTGAGTGGAAGATAATTTACTGGAACAAGATAAAATGAAAGTTAAAAAATTAATTCGTAAGATGTATCTAGCATGCGTTAGACATCAAAAAAAGAAACAAAAGAAGCTTTGGCTTAAATCACTAAAGAAAAGTTTACAACATAAGAAGACACAAGTTATCCAATGAAAAGACTATTATCACCATGGTTTGCTCTATTAACTTTAGCCTTATTAATAGGAGTTAGAGCAACTGATCCATCATTTGTACAGTCAGTTAGGTTAAGATACTTTGATACACTGATTACAAGTAAACCCGTAGTACAATCTAAACAAGTCCATGTCGTAAACATCGATGATGCATCAATTGAAAGACTTGGTCAATTTCCATTTCCAAGGAGCCAATATGCAAACATTATCGAGGACCTTTACCAACGCAATGCTGGTCTTGTTGTTTTTAATCTTTTTATGCCTGACACTGATCGCTTTGGACGCGATGCCAACTTGGCTGATAGTCTTGCTAGACACCCTGTCGTCTTACCTCAGGTAGCAACAGATCAGAAACAAAAAGCACTTGCATTTAGACCTGGAGTCAGTGAGATCGGATCACCAGCACATGACTTCACTGTAGATTATCCTGGTATCCAACCTAATATATCATTATTTAACAACAGCGCTGCTGGAATAGGAGTCGTAAATGTCTTACCCGAAATTGATGGTGTTACTCGCCGTATCCCTATGGTCGTATCAAGCGGAGGCTTGCTCTACCCAAGTATTACTCTCGAAACTTTGCGTGTCGCAGTCGGAGACCCAAGTTTCCAAGTTAAATCTTCCGATAGAGGAATCGAAGCTGTTCGCATCCCTAAATTCGCCAAGATCCAAACCGACAGTATCGGTCGTATCTGGATTGACTGGAGCGCGAGTCCAATTCAACACTCTCTTGTGGACCTCCCCAAATCGTTTGATGGAGGTATCGTCATCGTTGGCCTCACAGCCCGTGGGCTCAACAACCCAGTTGCAACCCCTCGAGGTGGACTCTTTCCTCATTACGTTCAAGCGAACGTTCTAGACACACTCACATCAGGCACAGTCATATCGCGACCTGATTGGGCAGATGGTGCAGAAGTACTTGCGACCATCATCTTATCAATCGTATTAATCTTATTAACAAGGTGGAAGTATGGAATTATTCTTATTCTTGGTATTTTGGGCGGTCTTTATAGTGTGGGTAGCGCGATATTCACTCACTACGGCTATCTTATTGATGTTCTCTTCCCTATTATTATCCTTTCTGTGGTATACGCTCATGCCTATACTGTCAAATTTATCACCGAGCTTAACGCAAAGCTTAGGATAAAGAAACAATTTGGGACATACCTATCACCAGCAATGGTTGAGAAGTTACAAAAGAACCCAGATCTGCTACAACTTGGTGGTGATAGTCGCGAGCTAAGCATAATGTTTACAGACGTTCGTGGCTTTACTACCATCTCTGAACACTATGGAGCAGATGTACAAGGTCTAACTAAGATTATGAACCGTTACATGACAGCTATGACTCGTAAGATCATAGACAACAACGGTACACTTGATAAGTACATCGGTGATGCGCAGATGGCTTTTTGGAATGCACCATTGGATGACAAAGATCATGCTATCAATGCAGTTAAAACAGGATTGGAGATGTTAGATGACTTGGATAGATTCAATGAAGAGATTACTAAAGAAGGTATTCCTCCTTTTGGTATGGGCCTGGGTGTTAATACCGGGGTCGTCGTTGTGGGTAATATGGGCAGTGAGCAGCGTTTTGACTATACCTGCCTCGGTGACTCAGTCAACCTCGCAAGCCGTCTTGAAGGCCAATCAAAGAATTATGGAGTTCGAATCGTCCTTGGTCAACGCACAGCAGAGCTCGTCAAAGACACATACCCAGTAGTTGAGATGGATACTATAGCGGTTAAAGGAAAGACTCAGGGTGTGAAGGTGTATACGATTGGCAAGACTCAGGGTTATATGCATGATGAGTTCCTCAAAGAGTATTATAGAGGAAACTGGTCCAGAGCTGAGGGGTGGCTCCAGGAGCTCTTGGCACTGGGGGACGATGTAACCATTAGTGACTACTATGAAAAGATGCTGGAGCGCATCCGGGAGGGCCTACCCCCTGAATGGGACGGCGTATATAGGGCTACCTCCAAATAGTCTAATATAATCAATAACTTGCAATACCCTAAGCTATATAAGTCTATGATTTATATAGCTTTTTTATTTTGTATTTATTTTAGGGGGCCCTATGTACATTAAATGCACTTTCGGGTATAATGGTTATATTAAATCAAACAACGGAGAGAATTATGAAAACAAATAAAGAGCAGTTAGATTGGGAATTACAAGCATACGGTATGAGCAAAGCTCAACTTATGGCGATGGTTAAGCAACAAGCTTTTCCAGGTACAGAGATGATGTTTGCAGCTGGTATGTTAAGCGATGCTCAAACTATCATGGATCCTGAATTTAATGATCAAGGATGGGTAAGTCCTAAGACAGCTAATCAAGCTCGTCAATACATCAACTGTGCCAAAGCAATCATGTTTGGTCTTATGAACGAAGAAAGAAAGGCAGCTTAATTATGGGTTTAGATATGACAGCTTATTCAAGAGCTAAGAACACAACGCTAGATACGCACGAGCAAGATCATGAGCTTATGTACTGGCGCAAGCATAACGCTATGCATGGTCTGATGAATCAGATCTGGGAATCTAAAGGCCGCCCAGTGCCAGAAGGCTTTGAGCTTCGCGAAGGTCGTTCTATTAAGGACATTGACTTCAACTGCATTGAGCTCGAGTTAACCGTCGAAGATGTTGACATGATCGAGAAGCTAGTTATGGATCAGGCACTACCTGAAACTTCAGGGTTCTTCTTTGGTCATGATTCACGCTTCGATAACGATGACTATGACAAAGACGTTGAGTTCATCAGGTTAGCTCGTGAAGCCTTTAAACGAGGCGACAGTGTTTACTACAATAGTTGGTGGTAGGCATGTACATTAATTCATTATTAGGGTATAATGACCATTATGGAAAATAAAACTAACATCAAGTATAACGTTAAAGACAAAAAAGAAGGCCGCATGTATGCGGTCCCAGATCCGATCGATGAGGATGCTTTGTCTGAAGACGAACGTGAGATGCTCAATCAAATGGGTGGTATGGATCCACACTTCTGGGGTCCTGGTTACGACGAGTAATATTAGTGTAGGGCTTTGTGCCACTTAATACATATATGCGGACATATCCTAGGTTACATGCTTCCGCGGGTTACCGGTCGTACAACCGGGCAGAGTCCTACACTAATATGTCTATAGCTCAGTTGGATAGAGCACGAGCCTTCTAAGCTCGGGGTCATTGGTTCGAATCCAATTAGGCATACCATCGGGCCTATAGCTCAGTTGGTCAGAGCAGAGGACTCATAATCCTTTGGTCCTTGGTTCAAACCCAAGTGGGCCCACCATAAAACATTTTAACAGTGAAAGGTAATATATGCAATTGCTTGAAGAAGACCGTAAGAAAATTAAAGGCTGCTTAGGTGAGATCTCTGACTCTATGACACGTGTAGAAGCTGAGAAAGACTTTGTCAAAGAAGTTCTTAAGAACCTATACGATGAGTTTAAGATCCCTAAAAAGACATTAGCTAAGTTGGCTAATACATACCATCGCCAAAACTTCAACGAAGAAGTGGCTTTAAACGATGAGTTTGAGACCATCTATCAAAATGTTACCAACCAAGAAGCTGAATAATTGTACATTAATTATTAATTATAGTATGATCTTATTATGAAAACTAAAAAACCTACTCAAGAATGGAAAGATAAAGCTATCGCTAAAGGTCGAGGCGATGGTGCTCCTGTGGTAACACAAGACAACTATCGTACGACTCTTATGACTGCTTTAGGATATTATAACCTTAATATGGATAACAGCGAACGTGCTAAGGTCGCTCTTGCTTATATTAGAAAGCTTAATAAGAAGTACTATGATGTCTTATCTAAGGCACCTGACTATGAGTTCCTATCATTAGGATCTCTTGTTACTATCCTTAATAAGGGCGAGTACATGTCGGATCAAGACAAACAAAAGGTACAAGACAAGATCATTGAACTTTATATTAAGTATGATGCCAAACCAGAAGACGATGAACCACAAAAGCCAAAAGCTCCTGTGATCCCTATCGATAAGCGGGTGATTGAAGCTGCAAGATCTGCATCTGAAGAGATCGACTATGCTATCGATAAGTTCATCCATTCTAAGCAATGGGAATTCTCAACTAAGGCACATCTCTTAGCCAATAATATCTCTGGTATGGTAGCACGCAAGATCGGTGAGTACTATAAGAATAATATTGACGAGGTCGATGAAGCTCTTAAAGGCGAAGACGAACAACTTGCTGAAGGCTATTCGTTCTTAACTAAAGCTGAACTTAAGAAGTTCCGAGCTGCACTGCAATCTATCGTAGATGATTGTGCTCAGCATCAGGTTACAGTTAAGAAGCCACGTGTTATGAAGGCTAAACCTCCAGCGGTCATCGTTAAGAAGCTTAAGTATATGTTTAAGCATGATCTATTGAACCTTAAGTCATGTAATCCAGCAGACATCGTTGGTGCTAAGGAACTATGGGCATACAATATTAAATATCGTAAGCTTGTAGCGTATGTGGCAGATGACTCGGATGCGTTGACTGTTAAGGGTACAACTATCGTAAACTATAGTGTAGCTAAATCATGGTCATGGACTCTACGAGATCCTGAGAAGTTCTTTAAGACTTTGTCTATAAGTAAACGTAACCTTAATACAGCAGCAAAAGCTTTAACTACAAAACCCACGGCTCCAAACGGCCGTATCAATGAAGAAACAATTTTGTTAGGTGCATTTTAATGATTATCCTCGACTACAGCCAAATCGCGCTGAGTAACATCTTACCTTTTCAGAATGACATCAAACGTCAAACTCCTGAGGAGATTAAGAACCTGATCCGTCATACGACGCTATCCACCATTAAATCTTATAAGAAGAAGTATAAGGAGTATGGTGAAGTAGTGATCGCATGTGATGGTCCTAACTATTGGCGTAAGTCAGTATTTCCTCATTATAAAGCGATGCGTAAAGCCAATCGAGACAAATCAGATCTTGATTGGAAGTTTATCTTTGAAACGCTATCAGAGTTAAGACAAGATCTTATCGATCATTTCCCATATAAGGTATTGGTTATTGATACAGCTGAAGCGGATGACATCATCGCGGTACTTACAGAGTATACACAAGAAAACCTATTAGTGGAGCAAGGACTATTCTCTGAACCACAAAAGGTATTGATCGTCTCATCAGATAAAGACTTTATCCAATTACAAAGGAATAAAAATGTACGTCAGTGGTCGCCTATGCAACGTAAGTTTGTCGAAGGATCCCAAAAGGAAATCCAAGAGTACACGATCCAGCACATCGTCAAAGGCGACTCAGGAGACGGTATACCTAATATCCTTTCGAATGATGACGTCTTTGTTTCAGGCAATCGTCAGAAACCGTTCTCAGCCAAGAGGTTACCAGAGTTTTACGAAAAGGGTATTGAAGCATGTAAGACTGAAGAAGAGAAGAGGAACTACCAACGTAACCAAATGTTGGTTAACTTTGACTTTATACCCACGCCCCTTGCACAAACGATCATAGATAGTTATATGAATGTGAAGCCTAACGGTGACAAGAATTCAATAATGGAGTATTTAATCAAAAACCAGTGTCGTCTGCTTCTAGACGAGATAGAGGAGTTTTAAATGGCAACAACGTTTTTACCAGAGATACTAGCTGAGGTCAATAAAGATCCTAAGCTATTAGGTACAAAGTACAAAGGCAATGCAGCATTACGGATCATATTCGAGTATGCGTTCTTACCTGAAAAGAAGTTCGTCCTACCTGAAGATGCGCCTCCGTACAAACCAGATGATGCACCGATCGGTATGAGTCCAGCTATCCTTACACAGGAACTTAGACGTTTCTATGTATTCCTAAGGAACGACTTAACTGCTATCAAGAGGGAAGGCCTATTCATCAGCCTATTGGAGTCTGTACACCCCTCCGAGGCAGAGTTACTCATAGCTGTCAAGGACCAAAAGCTGCATAAGCTATATAAAAAGGTCACCCGTAAGCTAGTAGAGGAGGCAGGGTTCATTGCCCCAGCTGATCCCAAAGCTTAGTTTTACATAAATAATATGGTAGCATGTACTTTAATTAATGGATGTGGTATACTGCTAATATGATAAGACAAATCCTGTTGTACAAATCTGATAAGATATCGGTCTATTGCACTCCGGCAGTAGAACGATTTTCTGCACGCAGGTTAACAACGTTTGTCAAACAATGTGTGGCAGCAGAGAAGACATTGATTAAGGACATCACTAAGAAGTATCCAAGAAAGTCTAAGAACGTCAAGTATACTTTCTTATTCAAGAACTTTAAATCCGATGAAACTTTAGGGACTACAGATCAAGAGTATGATGATGACATCATGATAGAGTTAAACGCTAAGAATACATTTAGCTTAAGTAAGACCATAGCTCATGAGTTAGTCCATGCCAGGCAGTTTATATCTGGTCAGTTAAAGTATAATGTTAAGATCAAATACTTAACATACGAGGATGACAAACACAGATACATCTACAGACGCCAACCATGGGAAATTGAAGCATACGCATTACAAGATAAAGGTGCATTGAAAATTAAAAAGTGGCTATTAAATAATCCTAATAGGAAAATCAAATTAGCTTTATAACGTGGTATATAATTATGAGAGATATGAATGTTCTTCTTCAAACGCAGCAAGATCGTAGTTGATTGTTTTACTACTAGACCTGCAATCAATGATTTATTTCCGATAGAAAAATCAAGCAAATTTTATCCACAATGGTGGAAAGATTTGCCAAAAACTTACGACCGTAAAAACGACTGGGGTTTAAGTATACAACTGGCCACATTAAAAGGATGTGTGGGGTTTACTAACCTATATACACATGGATTCATGATCCCATTATGGGCAGACTTATTAATAGAAACTACAGAAGACAGATGGTTATATGAGTTCTCAGCAGCATCTAAAGTTGAAAGCCATGATGAAGAGCAACTTGGTAGCATGGGTAAAGTATATCATCATATGAAGTTAGTATCACCGTGGATCATCAGCGAAAAATCTGGTGTTAACTTTATATGGACTAATGCCTTCTATAACCAGATCGATAGACTAAACGATTATCATATATTACCAGGAATGATAGAGTATAAGTATAACTTTGGATCTAATATAAATTTATTCTTACCTAAAACTAACAATAGAATGTTATTAGAAGCTGGTACACCTATGGTGCATTTTATCCCTATGACTGATAAAGATGTAGAAGTTAAAACGCATGTGGTATCAGAAGAGGAATATCGTAAGTTAGAAACTCCGTTATATACAAGTAAGTTTATAAAAAAGTATTATACAAATAAAAAGATAATGCAAAGCAAAGAAGGGAAATGTCCTTTTGGTAAGTCCTAATAATATAAAAATAGATACTACTACAGTAAACGCAAAAGAACCTTACTTTTGGCATGACATCATCAAAGATGCTCCGATATGTAAAGATCTTATGGCTAACTTTGAAGGTATTAGATCTGAAGTACTAGAGTTTCTTAAAAATCCTGGAGCTCTATGGAACTATCCAAAGTATAATGTAAAGTATAATGCAGTAACATATGACTTATACTCACACTATTGGAAAGCTGCACCTATGTCGATCTTTGAAGATGAGTACATCGACGGCGGTGCAAATCCATTTCAGCTAGATATACTATACAGAGTTATCAAAGCTGGTAAGAAGGCGTGTCCTATACTTAATAGTGTTATATTCCCATTAGAAAAGGATGGCAATCTTAGGAACTGTTTCATCAGTAGGTTGGTTCCAGGTTCTATAATAAGACCCCACGACGGCACGACAGATAAGTTCATGCGTGTACATTTTGGGCTGTCGTGTGATCCAGGTTGTCAGATAACAGTTGGAAATGAAACACAAACATGGTATGATGGAAAGATCTTAGCATTTAAAGATGGCGGACCATACTTACATTCAGTTAAACATGAAGGAACCAAAGAACGTATAATCGTTTCTTGCGATATTAGAATAGATCCATACTTATTACCATACATGAACATATGAACATATTTTATCTACATCATAATCCTACAATAGCCGCTCAGTACCACGTTGACAAGCATTGTGTCAAGATGATACTCGAGACATGTCAACTCCTGTCCACCGCCCACCGCATATTAGATGGTACAGAAACAGCTGGACTATCATTATCTGGCCGTAAGAAGAAAGTGTGGAAGCTGGAAGATGACAGAGATGAGAAGCTATATAGTGCCACACATATCAACCATCCATCCGCAGTATGGGCGCGACATAACAGAGAAAACTATTATTGGTTGTGGACTTTACTTAAAGCATTATGTACAGAATATACATATAGATATGGTAAGATTCATAAATGTGAGAGCTCAGGTCTTGTAGAATCTTTAAAATGGTTCCCTAATAATTTACCTCATGGTGAATTTACTCAACCAACACCTGCAATGCCGCAACAATATAAGATACCAGGAAATTCTGTAATGTCATATCAAAATTATTATAATGGTGAGAAGCAACGTATGTTCTCATGGAAGAAACGTGATCAACCAAATTGGATAAAAAATGTTCAAACAGCCTAAGATAGAATTCTTTTCAGTGATGCCAGAATTAACTAAATTGGCACCTATAGTTCCAGCTAACCAGTTTAAACCGATGTGGTTTAATGATGCAACACAAGATCTCGTTACATCTATAAAAGATCCATCTCATGGCAAATATCGCCAAACACATACTGCTAGATGTCCAGGTATATTCAACCTAATTAGATATGGATACGTATTAACTACATGGCAAGACATAGTCATCACCACAAATGGAGATAAGCATACGTTTGAATGGAGATCTGCTATAGATCAGAGTTTATATGATGCGCCTGCAGTATCATTCATAGGCAAAGAACAACTATCAGATTACATGGATGGTTGGGATGATTCATTAAGTTGTGTCATCAAGATAAACACCCCATGGAGGGTTATAGTTCCAAAAGGATACTACTTACATGAAGGACCATTACCATATACAGACGAGAAACGATTCACTACGTTACCTGGTTTCTTCTCACAAGAATATGGAGTGGCTCAACTAAATATACAACTTAAATGGCATGTACTTGAAGGTGAAACACTTATCAAAGCTGGCACGCCTCTTGCACATTATATGTTGATGCCTAAGAACCAACCTGAACTTAAAGTTTCTGCTGCAACACCTGAACAGATCCAAGCAGATAAGATAACAGAACTTGAAAACACCAGATCATTTATTACAGATCATGGTAGAGCTAAGTGTGTATTTGGAAAGATCTTTAAATGAAAACTATATTAGATAACCTTAACAGACCGATCTATGTCATCGATGAAGCTTTTACACAAGCATTCCACGAGAACTTATATCATTTTGTTTCGAACTCATTCTTTAAGATTGGTGGACAAGATGGTCCAGCACCACTTGATACACGATCACATGTATACTTAACATCTGAATATAACGAAGCTGATGTTAATCATATTGGTATATTAGAAGAACTAAATAAGTTAGATGTATGGCAACAGTATAAAGATCTTGAATTAGTTAGGACATCTGTAAACCTATCAGTGCCATCAGATCAGAACTATTTCCATACACATAAAGACCAAATAGCTGTGTTATACTATGTAAATATAAGATGGCAGCCTGAATGGGCGGGTTCAACACACTTTTATAATGAAGAATTAAATGAAATAATCTATGCATCTGTATATAAACCAAGAAGATTAATCATTTTTGATGGTGAGATACCGCATTCTATCACCGTACAATCAACATCTGCTCCACATTATAGATTCTCCTTGGCGATGTTTTTTAATAAAAAATAGTATAAATAAAAGACAGAGGAAACGACATGCCAATCTATGATTTTAGAAACAAAGATACCGGTGAGGTATTTGAGAAGGTTATGAGTATTGCAGCTAAGGCTGAATACTTAAAAGAAAATCCAAACATTGAGCCATTAATTACTGGAATGGCTCCATTAATTGATCCCTATCGATTAGGTTTAGTTAAGCCAGATCAAGGGTTCAAAGAAGTGCTACAGCGAGTACATGAGAAAACTGCGGGCAGTAAACTTGACAAAACTAGTAGTCACTTTTAGGAGGTTATTATGGCTGCAAGGATCAAAGCAATAAAAACAAGATCTTTCAGGATGAAGAAGTTAAAGAACGGTAAGATCAAGACTGTAAGAATTCGTTACAGTAAGGGTCGTCAAGTTCCATACAAAACTTAAGGAGAAACACATGTTAACAAACATTATTGTATTTTTAGTAGGCGCACATTTAGGCGCTAAGTACCCACAATATGCAACTTTAATCGTTGACAAGGCAGTAGCTTTAGCAAAAGAAGTATGGGCTAAAGTAGCTGGATTAGTGGCGAAAAAATAATGAGCTTCGAATTCGATTTTACTGAACAAAAACTAGCAGCTATTATTACTCGTAATAAGAACGTACACGAGTGGTATGAAGCAATGAAGACACAGTTACCTCAGTTTGATGTAACTACTCCTCAGCGTGTTGCTGCATTTGTTGCTCAGTGTGCACATGAATCAGCTGACTTCACGGTCCTATCTGAAAACTTAAACTACTCTGCTGATGCTCTTAATAAGCTATTCGGAAAATACTTTATTAAAGCTGGTAGGGACGCAGCGCCATATCACCGTAAACCTGAAATGATTGCAAATGTAATCTATGCTAATCGTATGGGTAACGGAGATACAGCAAGCGGTGAAGGTTACAAGTACAGAGGGCGTGGTCCAATTCAACTAACAGGTAAGGCCAATTATCACGCTTTTGCCTCAGACTTCTTTGAAGATCCTGAGACAGTGATGGACGACCCTGATCTCGTGACTGATGACGTACCTACATCATTATACTCAGCACTCTGGTTTTGGAATAAAAATAACCTAAACAAGTATGCTGACTCGGGCGATATTAAGGGAATGACAAAGGTTATCAATGGTGGATACATTGGTTTAGAAGACCGTATCAAACACTATGACCATGCCATTCACGTATTATCTGCCTAGCATGTACTTTAAATAGTACTTGTGGTATAATGTATTATGAAAGTCGCAGTATTATGTAACGGTCCCAGTCGGTCAGCCTATGATCCCAATAAAGAATATGCATACCGCATAGGTTGCAATATCCCATGGACAAAGGTTGACTGCACTGTGATTCTCGATCCAGGTATGGTCGAGATGATAGCAAAGGATCGCAGCTTAATAGACTGTGATATATACTTCGGTAAAGATGCTTGGGAAGCTATCTCACCAGAAGTAAAGCGAGAGGTTCAAGATTTGTCTTTAGGTATAATTAATTATACTAGAAAAGGAAGATCAAGCGGTAATGTAGCATGCCTAAAAGCTGTTGAGCTTGGCTACAAGGATATAGATATATACGGTGCTGATGCGTTCACCTGTAATAACACGATGAATAATACGCATGATAAAAGTTATACCCGAAATTTTAAAGATCATGAAGGTATGAACATGACTCCGGATTGGAGACTTGAATTTACTAGGATGATTGAAGGTAACCCTAATGTATCATTTAATTTTATTAAAGGAGATGGAAGTGTTAAATCATTATAAAAAAGAATTATCAGCGATCGCTATCGCATTTGGTTTATTAAGCTATACGATCTACGTATGTGCAGCAGAACCAATCAAAGCAAAACAAGTTGAAGTTAAAGCAGTAAAACCTGCAGCTAAACCAGTTAAGAAAGAAGCGGCTAAGCCAGTTGAAGTTAAAAAAGAACATAAAAAGAAACCTACACTTAAAGCGAAATACGCAGATAAAAAATAATTGAAGAACTTTATACATCATGAGTTTCCAGTGTTACAGCGGATAGATTCAGATCAGGGGCGCGTATATCAAACCCCTTCTGGAGATAAATATCCTAGTGTAACACAAGTAACAGGCCTCTTAAATAAACAATTCATCACCGAATGGCGTAAGCGAGTGGGTGAGGAAGAGGCAAATAGAGTATCAACACTGGCTTCCGGTCGCGGTACTCGTATCCACGGACTATGTGAAGACTTTCTTTTAGGCAATCCCGTCCAACCCGACATGTTCGATGTTGAGATGTGGAATGATTTAAAACCAGTCGTGGATAAGATAGACAATATACATGCTTTAGAAAGCAAGCTATATTCCGATAAACTACAATTAGCAGGAACCGTTGACTGTATCGGAGAGTTTGATGGACAACTTAGTGTCATTGACTTTAAGACATCCAAAAGACCCAAAGATATTGGTAGTATAGATAATTATTTTATTCAGGCAACTGCTTATTCAGTTATGTTCGAAGAACTTACAGGTATTAAAGTTCCAGACTTAACGATAATCATAGGAGTAGACGATGCAAAACC